GCCCGACTCATGCGCCGTTTGAGCAAAGAAATGCGCAGCCCGATTAGGTGATAATTTATAAAAAGCCGCAGCCGATTTAAATGTACCCGGACCGAACGCACCATCTGCATGACATCCACATTTGTTTTGAAGATTGATTAAGCTCATTTGCCAGCACTCCGCCAATCAGGGAAGTCATTTTCGTCAACCACGCCGTCACCGTTGGCGTCATAGCGTAGGTCGTTGCGATACTTTTCCCATGGTTCCATGTCGTCGTCATCAGGTGTGTTAAGAAATTCAGTTTCGATGAAGACATGCGGTAACGGTTCTGGCGCAGGTGTGTCCAGTTCAAGCGGAGCTTCTGGCTCAGGTTCTTTGTCACGCGCATTAGCGTTAAGGCTAAGGCCACCGAGTAGGCCGACGAAGGCACCAATGATCGTCTGGAAGGCAGGATTAATCATATCCAAGACAGCGGTGCTGTCCACCACGTCGTTAGGCACAAACATACCCACAACAAGTGCCAGCACAACGACAAGGATAACTGCCGATAGCGTGACGATTGCCACGCGCACAACAAACTCAACGGTATCATTGACGCCGTCATGCTTGCTTTCAAAACTACTCAGGAAGCTCATCTTTCTCTCCTTCGTCTGGCTTCTTGGGCTTGATTGAGCCGCTGCCCTGCCCTGCCATAAGTCCTGCCAATGCACCCACGATAAAAGTCGCTATCGGGTTAATCAGCTTAAAAAACTCAGCGTCATTCGGGGACTGCCCCTCCATCGGCTGCGATACAAATATCAGCGAATACAACACCGTCGCCACAATGAACATCAACGTAAACGACAGGACAACGCCGACAATGAAACGTAGCAGTTCCTCTGGCGACCAATATTTAACCTTCTTCGACAACTTCGTTCTCACCCGTATCAATCAACCACTCGGTGCAGTAGCCCATCGCAATGCAGCGAGGCTTCTTGCAAAGTTCATCCTGCCAGTTCTCAGGGTCTTGGCAGTCGTAACGGTAACGGTCTTGGCAACCCGAAAGAGCTACCAAGACCAATAGCAAGCTAGCTACCCGCCGAGACATTAGTTTACTCGTTGTTGCGGTATCTGCTCGTTGGCTTGTGTGAATACCTTACGGATAACCGGGTCGGAGACACGGTGCGGCATTTCAGCAAGCGCAGCGAGAACGGTGTTCAATTCTTGGATAGACAGGACGACCGTAATTTCCGGCGCGGCCTGCTTCTCAACGTCATACTTATCAAGTTCTGGATTCATTACTCTTCTCCTTCAGGTGCTGCGGTGGGGGTAACAGGGGGTGTTGGGGTTGGGGTTGGTGTTGGGTCCCACGGGAAATCGCCTTCAGGGACGTCCACTACTGGGTCTTTGATTAGCGCAATCTGCTTGTTGATTTGCGCATCGACGTGCTCCTTGTAAGAACCGACAACAACGGCTTCTATCCAACCAAGGACATCGGCTTCTGTCAAGTCTTCATAGGGAATGAACGTAGCCGGATCGAGGCTGTCCAACGGGAATGGCGTCGCACCACTGAAGGTACCGCTGTCGCCGTCTTCGTCCGTGCCGGTGCAGGTCCATGTGGATTGAACGACAAAGTTATCGACCGTGCCGTCTGTGGTCTTCTTCAGGGACGTGATCGCCCAAGTGTACGTAAGTGCCATATTACTGTTCCTTTGCTTCTAGGGCTTTTACCTTATCTGTGAGTTCTTTTACAGCTTGAATTAACAGGCCGATAGTGGCGTTGTAATCCACCGCCTTGATGTTGCCAAGGTCACGCACGGCCTCTGGTAGGACTGCTTCGATTTCCTGCGCAATCACGCCCGCGTAACGCTGTTCTTTGTCATCAAGGTCTGTGCGGGTGTATGTGACGCCGCGTATCTGATCGAGCTTGTCCAATGCGTTAGGTATTGTCTCGACGTTATCCTTAACGCGGATGTCAGAAAACGCAGTGACGTTACCAGCAGCGACAATGGCCCCAGCCACATTAAGCGATGTGCCTGTGCTGTTCGGGTCTAGGTAGAAAGCCGTGTTGTTGCTATCATACATGATGGGCGCACGGAAATCGTTGTAGACCTGAACGTAATTAGCAGGGAAAAGCTCCATCAACGTCGAGCGGGTTCCAGCGGTGTCAGTACAGTAGAAAATCATATTCCCGCTAGTCGTATAGCGAGTGTATGCCTGTCCGAAGCTGGTGTTTAAACGACCAAAACCACCCGGCGAACCGCCGTCATTTGTGACGTTGTAGCCGAAGCCCCCATCATTCCAACTAACGCCCGGTTCCGAAACCCACCACGACATGGCGGAGGTAACACCCGACCCCAACGTCGAACCAAGGGCTGTGAGGCGGATTTCTGTACTGCCGTGGTCGCCTTCTACTTGCAACATACCGCGCAGTATCGAGCCAGCGGCGGGGTCAACGTAATACCCAGTATTATCGCTGTCGTAGAAAATAGGTGCGCGCCAGCTACCAGCAGCGCCTCCGATACCTGTTGCCCCATCCAAAGAAATTACGTTAGCACCGTTATATGTGCCGCCGTTAATATACACACGGGAGTTTGTGGTGCCCCCGTTACTACCCCAACCAAGAACACCGCCAGAGTTGAGGAAATTACTCGACCCTGTCCATATACCGTTGCTAAACGTGCTACTTTGGTTAATCCGAAGGTAGCTGTCATTGGTATCAAAAATAGTTTTTCCGTTACCAGAAAGCACGTTGATGTTGGTGGTAGAAGCACCGTCAAAATAGAATGCAGTGTTGTTATTGTCGTAGAAGATCGGCGCACGCATATCGGCACTAGCGATTGCTATACCGCCTTGGGTAACACGAAATGGTTCAGCACCGCTGCTTGCGCGGAAAACCCATTGGTTCCCTGCGCTGAAATACCAACTGTTGTCGTGGTATTGGATTTTACCGTTGATATCTCCAGCCCATGCTGTGCTGTCCGCAATCCAGTAGCCAGAAGTGCGCAACGCAAGACCGCCGCTGTTGGGGTCGAGATAATACCCAGTGTTGTTGCTGTCGTAGAAGATAGGTGCGCGAAGATCGCCAGTAGCAATACAAGCCCCACCCGGCCCAATTTCAAATTGCAGTGTACGGGATGTATAAAACCTATGCACCCCGTTATTAGACGCACCTGACCAATATTGCACATCAGCAGATGACCCTAGCCCAATACCATAACTTTGACCGCTGTCTTTATAGAGGTAAAACTTTAGGCTATCCCATAGAGGTGTTGTGGAATATGAATTATCCATTTGGATGAATGACGGTACTGCTACTTGCCCGTCACCGCCATGTACAATAGCTAATTTTCTTGCCCATGCAGCACCAGTAAAGTGCCAAAGTGCAGCGTTGTTGTTCTCGTCAAGCTGCCAGTTCCACGCACGGGTGTTGGAGGCGTTAGCAAAATAAAGCTGGCTGGAGATTGACGCGGAACCCGCCGCAAAAGTACGGAAACCAGACCCATTGTAGGCTTCTACCGTTGTTAGAACACTCGTAGATGAAGGGTCAAGATAGCGGCCCGTATCGTTGCTGTCGTAGAAGATTGGCGCACGGAAGTCGCCTGACGCCGTGATTTGCCCAGAAGTATTTAGGCTCAGATATGGTGTTCCAGAGCGCACGCCATCAGCACCAGCCGTGCTGCCACCGATCCAATAGTTGTTGGAGGTGTCGATGCCCATGCCATAGACCATCTGTCCACTGCGCGTCAGACCGTAGTAGGTAAAGTTGCTTCCAGTTGCGCGTGTGACCGCCACCTTGCCGTAAGGGTCGTTATTGTTATCAGAAACACCGAGGGCACCTATGATGCTAAATACGTTTGCAACTGAGGTGCCTGCCCCGTCGAAATAGAAGCCAGTGTTATTGCTATCGTAGTAGATAGGTGCGCGTGCGCTGTTTCCGATATTCACATACCCGCTGGTCTGTGTATTCAATTCAATAGTGCTATTACCTATAGAATTTATCCATACAGGAGAGCTAAGACCGTCGATGTGGAAGTTACCATCATCGTATACCCTACCAGTAGCGCCAAAATTAAAATTAGCGCCACTTACTTGCGATACGCCATTGGGGTTGATGTAAAAAGCCGTGTTGTTGCTATCATAGAAGATTGGCGCACGCATATCACCAACAGCCTCGGCAGTCCCGCTGTCTGATACGTAAAACTGGATAGTGACTGTGCCACTGACGTTCTTTGCGATGCCGTAACGCCAGCCGGTGTTGTCCGAACCGAACTCTTGGCGGATGGAATATGGTGAACCAGTAGACGGAATAATCCGACCGCCACCGCCACCAGAGGTGTAGTTTATCCCGTATTGCACGGTGTTGAGTACCGAAGTGGTCTCCGGATTGAGGTAATACGCAGTATTGTTGCTATCGTAGAAGATCGGTGCGCGGAACGAGCCGTATGCCTCTACATAATTACCGGTGTTAATGCTCATCGCAATCGTGCCGGTACCGCTAAGGTCCGACGAAGACCCGTTGACCCAGAAATACATGCCCGCAGGCGCGGAGCCGAAATCAACACCGATACCTGAGTACTTTGTGTTATTCGAATTGAACACCAGCACGGGGAAAGTGGACGCAAGCATAATGTTGCGGTTCCAGCCAGCAGTCATCGCCGTGCCGCCGTTGTTTACGAGTGTTCCGTTGAGGTTCGTACCACTAGCCGGATCGACGTAAAACGCAGTGTTGTTGCTATCGTAGAAGATGGGGGCACGGACAGAGTCGTATCCGTAAACAATCGGGTTCCCGCCATTGCGGTCAACAATCGTATTCCAACCGTTGAGTGCCGCATTAACGCTGTAGATATTCCCTCTTGTGTAAAGATCGCCATACGTTTCAATATAATTGGTTGCGATAAGGGCGTTGAGGACAGAGGTGCTGTTTGGGTTAACATAGTAACTCGTGTCGTTACTGTCGTAGAAGATTGGCGCACGTATATCGGTTGAAGCCGTGACGCTGCCTGAGTTATTAATAGTCAGCGCATCTACCCACGCGGCTGTTGTGCCCCGCTGGATGGAGAAAATACCTGCGGCTGTAGCGCCGGGGCTGTTGGTGTTCACCAACCGATACCCATAGAAATCCGCTGCTGTATAACCAAAATGCAAAGATTTGACGGTATCGTTAGCAGAACTCTGCGTACCGATACTTAGGTCACCCCTTGGTACAGGCGTACCAATACCCACGCTGCCGATGCTATTGATGAACAGACGTTCTGTGTTGGAGGTGAGGAACCGCAAAGTCGTCTTGCTGATACCTATTGAGTTAAACGTCGAGGTATCGTCAGCAGACTTTATAAGGCCCTCGCCTGCACCTGTGTTGTAAAATTCGAGTGTCTTGTTACCTAACGCGGCTTGCGATGTAGTGCCCCCACCAGATACAAAACTACCAGAAGCATTTGCACTGCCTGATACGTCGAGCCTGTACCCTGCGAGTGGCGAAGCCGTACCGATCCCGACGTTCGTACCGTTGTCGAAGACTATAGACGTAGCAATAGGCGATACGCCGTTACCTTTAAGGAGGTAGATAGCCGCCAGTGTGGTGTTGCTGGTGCCGCCGTTGGCGACGTTTAGTGTGCCTGCGAGTGTGACCGCGCCAGTTGTGGCTGTCGCTGGCGTAAAGCCCGTCGTGCCTGCGCTGAACGAAGTGACGCCGATACCAGTGAGGGTAGCCCATGATGGGTCCGCACCAGTGTTGCCGATTAGAACCTGACCAGTGGTGCCCGCAGGCGTAGCACTAACAGCGTTGGTGCCGTTACCAATCAACACACCCCGAGTAGTCAGAGTGACCGCGCCTGTGCCACCGTTGCCCACCTCTAGTGTGCCGGTAATATGCGTTACAAGGCCGACCTTACCCCACAGTGGGGCGTTGCTGACACCGCCAGAGAGGAGCGCGTTGCCAGTCGCCACATCGGGCAGTTTGCTTAGTGCCGTGGTCCCAGAGGCGTAGAGGATGTCGCCAACGGTGTAGCTGCTGATCCCAGTACCGCCATTACCTGCACCCAGCGTGCCGCTAATCTGTGTGGTAAGGCTAATTGTGCCAGACAGGTCACTGGTTGGGATAGTCGATGTCGTACTGAACGCAGCAGTGCCGTTACCGACAAGATAGCCCGTTAGTGTGGTTGCACCCGTACCGCCGTTACCAACAGCCAGTGTGCCGCTGATATGCGTGGTTAGACCGATTTTGCCGTAGGAAGGATCAGCGCCAGCACCGCCTGAGATAAGTGCGTTACCAGTGGCTACGTCAGCTATTACACCTATTGTCGTAGCCGAGGCCGCATACAACAGGTCGCCAGTTGTGTAGCTGCTCTGCCCTGTGCCGCCTGCCGTTGCGGGTAGCGTGCCTGTGGTTAGCGTACTGGAAGACGTCGCGTAGACCGCGCCGTCAGTTGTAAAACTGGTGAGACCTGTACCACCTAACGTCGTAGCTACAGGTGAAGTGAGGCTGAATGTCGTGCCAGTCAGTGTCAGGCCGGTGCCTGCCGAGTAAATCTGGGCACTGGAGATTTGGGCAAACGTGATTGCCGTCGTACCAAAGACAATCGTACCAGTGGTATTGCAGGTGTAGGTCTCGCCTGCGCCAGTCGTACCCTGTTGGACGAAGACAGTTGAGCCTTCGCTTAGACCGTCTGGGCTAGCGTTGACGTAAGTGTCTGCGTCACTGGAGCGCGTCAGTACCCAGTTAGTCGAGCCAGAACCCACGCTTGTCACGACGTAGATGCCGTTCTGGGTCTCATCGGTCTGTTCGTAAACCAAGACACGGTCGTTCACGCTAACCGTCACACCGTCAATAACCAGCGCGACCTGCGTACCAGCATTGGTCAGGGTAGCGCCTACCCCAGCAGTTCCATTGTTGTAGGTCGCGTTCAGGTTGATCGGTGACTCGACCCGCACTGGCTCGTGGTAATGGATACCAGCGGACGTCTGAGTATCTACATACTGCTTGGTCGCTACTTCTAGGTTCGTAGTTGGGTCCGCAGCCACAGTAACCTGCGTCAGCGACGGAGACATCGTATATGACGGAGTTGTGCCGCCAATCAGGACGCCCGTGCCCGTTGCAAGCATTGCTGTGGTATTAGCCGCAGTCTGGTAAGGGATGGAACCCGCTGCACCGCCAGCTAGGTTAGCCGCAGTGGTTGCGGCTAGCGCATTGCCATAGTCTTCCGTGACAGCCTTCTCGGATGGGTAGGTGACGAAGACGTCCTTGATGCCCGCAGCAAAATCTACAAGCGCACCACCATTACTCGACGCCAACACTGTGTTACGTGATAGGGTCGTACCGGAAGACGTGTAGGTGCCGATACCGACTTCCCACTGAGAGTCCGCGTTGATCGTGTAATAGGTTGTGTTTGCGTTACCGATTACCGAAAAGTTCTGGTACCCGGTTGGCGCGGCCCCGCTGAGCGTTACCGTACCTGTACCAGTTGTAGTAGTGGTATCCCTAACGCGATCAGCGAGGACAAGAGCCATTAGTTTTCCTTATGCGATACGGATAATGGCCGTCGTGTTTGTGGCCGTCGGGAAGATAATCGTAAAATCACCATCCGTCGAGGTCTTATCCGAACCAAAATCCAACACAGCCACAGCAGCGTTCGTAAGCGTGGTATTCGCGTTCGAGTTAGCCGAAGGGGTCGTGTTATAGATTAGCGCGCCACGGGCCGTAATTGTCGCGTTGGCAAAGGTCAGATCACCAAAGTCGGTGAAGCCCGTACCAGAAGAGGCCGAGTTGTTCGACGTCACAACCCCAAGGCGCGTCAACGTACCACCGCCAGCGGTGTAGTTCGTACCCGAAGAGGAAACTTCTTGGCTGGATGTATATGCCGTTGTGTTGGCATCCAGTGAAGCGGACGAGGTATATAGCGACAGTTTGAAAGTGTCGCCGCCGGTAGCCCGGAAATCGTGCACGGCCAGCATAAGCTCGGCCTTAAACGACGTGGTCATTGCTTGGGTAATTGCCATCTTACGGCCTCCTTATGCGTCGAGGATCGGGATCAACTCTGGGTGACCCGCCTGTTTAAATTTGTTTACCAGAGTTACGTTATGGGACCGCACAGCCTCGTGCATATAGTGGACGAGCACTGCGCGGATGCTATCCTTGAAAGCTTCGGCCTGATCGCGAATAGCAGGGTGTGCCTGACTGCCCACGTAAATGATTTTGTCGAGAGCGCGCTCAGCAGTTTCCTCAGGCGTGAAACCACGTCCTTCGGTCGCCATGACCATCACATTCCCGATATCGCTAGAACCACTAAACATATTACCTCACCGGATACCGAACTTGACCAGAACGATACATATCCTGACGGTTTTTGCCTTCGCCAAGTTGTTTAAGCATCGCCATCGCTTCGTCATACCGCTTCTGGTAGCCCGCGATGATATCTGCCTCGCCCTTCATGAAAGTGTACGCTTCAAGCAGCGAGCCGTAAAGCAGGACGCTATCGAAGTTATCGCCCAACCACGACGTACCTGCCGTCACAATCGAAGGCGGGTAGTAGAAGTAGTGCAGTTCGACGGAGTAATTGCTATCTGGCGTTGGGCCAAGGATATACGAGTTCTCGTCGAAATAGGCGTAGCAGTATGGGAGACCCTGATCGTTGGGGTTGGGATACGCCTGCCGGATGAAGTTCACATCCTTGTTCAGCAGATACTCGTAGTTCCCATCCCCGTCGATCACCGCGATTGAGAAGTTGGCCAGCCAATCTGAAGGCACGGACAGGTATTTATTCCCCGACGTGCAGTTGCCTGTTACGTTCTTGCGGAGGTCCAGCAACTGAACGGTGTTGAAAATACGCTGCTCAGCCTCTTGGATGAACGTGTTAATCTGTTCGGTAGACGTCAACGTCACCGTGCTGGAACCGTCAGAGCCGGTCCATGAGGTGTTGGGGAAGTCGTTTTCGACGTACCCTTTGATCGTTTCGAACAGAGTAGCGTAGTTCATTAGCCCATCTTCTTGCTGTGCCCAGTACCCTTAGTCGCTGCACCCGTACCACGGGTCTTCTGCGTTTGGGTATTGGCAATCTTGTTGGGATAGCCGTTGTTGCCGAGGTCGGCCTGCGTGTAGGTCTTTGGCATCTTATCCATTTTTATTGACCTTTCCCATGTCCTTCTTCGGCTTGCTGCCGCTTTTCTGGTTCGCAATCTTCGCGAGATTACGGCCCATGCTCAACATCTGTTTGTTAGTCTTGCCACCTTTAGCCATATTAATTCTCCGTCTGAACAGTTACGGTCCCTACTTGACCACTACCTAATAGCGTATTTGGAAGCCCAGATAAACCCAAAGGATTATTTAGGCCAACAGGATTCCAACCCCACTGGATTATACGGCTACCGCCCGACGGCGTACCGGAGTCTAGCACGTTGTCATTGGGTACTTCACCTTGGGTCTCGATCCGCAGACCAGTCAGACCACCTTGGAAATATGTCGTGTCCGGACGCGGGTTACGCAGCGCCTGAGGATCATCAACCGGGTACATACCAAGTTGAAGCTGTGGCTGATCTGGTTCCCAGCATGACGGGCACACGAGTATATTGACGTTCTTCGTCTTGATGACGAGACGCCGAAGCTGCTTGAGCTTATAGCGGAACCCGCAGCGGTCACACTGCGAAATTGCCCATTTACCGGAGGCAAACCTATTTGGCATTGCTTCTCCTTAATAGAACATCTGACGCGGTGCGATGCGCAACGCAGCCTTTTCGCGATCCTCGTCAGCAGCCTGCTGCCACAACTCCTCGTATTCCATCTTAAGCATCTGGCTGCGCTCAAGCGCGCCGGGGATTTTCTTTGATAGGTGGAAAGCCAACCCAGCCACCATGCACGGCAAGAAGCGGAACGGGATGTCCTGCGTCGTGATACCGTTGCCAGCATCCTGAATACGGCGAAGCCGCCAATAGACGAAGGTGTAATAGTTGGACTGCTCTGGGGCAGGCCAGACGTTGATGTTCGGATAAGCCACGCCAGACACCGGCTCGGTCGCGCCTGACTGGCGGTTGATCCACACCTGAATAGGGCGGCCCTGCGCGTTCTTATTTGGGATGGTCGAGTATGTGTCTACGCTGATACGGGTAATGTTAATATCCGTCTGGCCTTGGCCGGTCTGCGTACGTATCACGTGGTCGAGGAGGTCAATGGTATCCGCAGGTAGGTCATAGACGATCTGCCCCTGCACCATCGGGATTGAACCTTGCTCGATGGTCCACAGGTTAATGCCACGGTTTGCCCACTCAATGGTGAGCAAGTTCAGGCTACGCCGCGCTGTGCGCAGGTCATAACCCGTCCGAAGCTCGGCACCACAGCGCTCGAACGCTTCCTCAACGAGTTCGTTAAGGTTCAGGTTAAATGCTGTAGTGCCGGATGTGGTCATCTAAATCTCGCTGTCTTCTTGGCAACGGTTTTGGGCTGCTTGACGAACTGTTTGCCTGCCTTCGTACCTTCGCGCTTCGCCTTGGTTGTAGCAGCATATTCAGAAGATGTCAGCGCCTGTCGTGCCTTCTTCGGAAGGTAGCGTTCGCCAGTTGCTTTCGGCCCTTGAGTAGACGGCTTGCCTGACTTGGTTCCCCAATCTTCCTTACCCCATTTGGATAAGGATTTCTGCGCTTCTGTCTTCGGGCCGCTATAGCTGCCGCCGGACTTCTTATACCGTTGGGTCGCAAGCTGGGCTTTACGGGCGGACCATTGACCCGCGTTTCCACCCTTCGTGCCAGCCTTTACGCTGGCAACGATGCGCTTCCACTTAGGTTCGTCCGACCGTGCCATTACTTCTTCTTAAAGCCTTTCAGCATCTGTGCGAACCGTGCACGCTGACCTAACTTGCCGGGGGCCTTGGCAGCTTTAGCAAGTTTTCCTGCTGGGATTTTCTTACCCTCAGGAGTGCCAAGCTGCGCACGGAGTGCGCCGGGCTTTTTGATCGCTTTGGAGATGTCGAGCTTTGCTTGACCTCCCTTTGCGTACATCGAGACATCATCAGGGTTGTCCTTCCGTTTGATCGTCTTCTTACCCGGCATCTTGGAGGGATTTATCGCCCCCATGCCCCGACAAGCGCGCATTAGACCATCTTACCCTTGGTCTTGCCCTTAACGGCACAGCCGTCAATCGAGCCGCCCTTAGCGTAGCACTTGCCGCCACCGGCCTTCTTGACCATTGCACGACCCTTGGTGTCAGCAGACTTCTTAACGAGAGCCTTACCAAACTTAGTTGCTGCAAACGGCATAGCCTTACCACCTTTCGCCATACCCGGAGAACGGTTTCCACGCCCGATAGCCGCAGCATTTTCTGGCGTAACCTTGAGGTCCTTTACGGACTTACGGAACTTAGCATCTGACGCACGATCAGCAGCGGATGGCTGTGGGGGCGTTGACTTTTTCTTCTTATCCATCATGACTTTGTCCTTCCTATCTCTTCAACTTTAGCTTCAAGACGCTCAAAGGCCCGGTCAAACCGGTCTCCTAACCTATCGACCATCGTGTTCATTTCGCTACGTGTGACGTGCTCACGAGCCACTTCTTCACGGGTCCTATTGAGTAGAATGCCGAGACGATCCAACTCGTCGAACTTACCTTTAAACAGGAAGCCCATGATACCTACCACAGCGGTTAGAACGATGTTCCATATCATCATCTCCATGTCAGCACTTCCAAGCTCGGAGCGACTTATTGATGCGGCTGTTGGGGTCATTCGCAGTCTTCTTAGATGTAAGCTTCTTCTTCATCCCAGACATCCGAGCGCAAAATGATTTCTTACGTGAGCCGCCTTCAGGCTGCGGAGCCTTAAGCCCCGGCTTACCCGGATTGGCTTTGTTGTAAGACGCACGACCCTTGGCGTTCAAGCCGCCCTTAGGGTTCTTACCTTCCTTACGTGTCCAAGCCGGGGTCTTAGCCATCAGACAAAACGTCCTTTCGTCTTGCCCTTGGTAGCGCAGCCATCGGCGCGCTTGGAGGCAGTCGAACCGCCTTTGGCAAATTTAGTGGGCTTCTTACCCTTGTGCATGTTGCGCTCGTGCTTATGCACGGCTTGAGCGGCGCTAACCTTACCGCCCTTTTTCATCATCGGTGCACCGGCAGGAGCTTCTTCAGCCATCATAATGTCTTCTACCATCGGACGTCCCCGCATACCTGTGCCTTTCTTCTGCATTTCTATTTCCATAGCTGCGCGCTTCGCGGCATTCTTTTTCTGTGCCGATCCAGCCAAACGGGGCATTATACCCGCCATAGGACCAAGTGCCTTATTCATCGCACCCAGTCCTTTACCGAACATACCTTTACCGCTTATCGCGCCTGCGAGCGGCGAAATGTCACCTAGCTTGATACCCATTATGCTGCTTCCTTCTGTGTGGGGGCGAGCATCGGATAGAGAACGTCGGTGCCGAAGCAGCCTTCGTATTCTTGTACGCCCATGTGTCCAAGTTGAATGCTGGGGTCGATCCAAACTTCGAAACCGATCTCGCGAGCACGGTCGCAGAACAAGAAGTCCTCGCCCATGTAGCCCTCTTCGGTGAGTTTGAAATCAAAGAGGCAGGGGATCATGCGGTCTGAGCGCTGATCCTTATAAACCCACTCAGGGTTAGCAGCAGTCATCTGCTCAAATACTTCGCGGCGAATCAGCATGAAAGCGGTCGCAACGCGTTTACCACGGACCAGACCCATACCGTTCATGGTAAGCTCATGGTTCTCGTCATAGTCAAGGTCAGCGATATAGACCTTATTTTCGCTACGTGTGCGCGGAACACCTGCGACGATGCCCTTCTTCGGATCGCTACCCCAAGCCATAAGACGGAAGATGTGCTCCGGCTCAAAGTTGATGTCGCTGTCGATGAAGAGCAAATAGTCGCAGGTGGATTCCAGCATGTCTTTAACAAGCAGGTTACGAGCGCGGGAGACGACAGAGCATCCGCAGATGCTGCCAATCTGTACCGCAATGCCGTGTTGACCGGCCACTTGCGTAAACCGAGCCAGCGAAACCGCCAGCTTCAAGGAGACCTTGAAGTCGTAGGCAGGCAGAGCAATGAAGATGCTCTTACCGGCTAAATCGTAACCTTTTTGTGCTTGCATATATCACCCGTAAAAAATAGTAATGGACGCTGTATTGGTAAGCGTACCATATAACCCATTTTCTGCAAGCACACCTTGGTCTGGAACCGGGATATAGAAATCACCCGTGTCAGCAGAGGGGGAAGTTTCGAGCGTGAATAGCACGCTACCGTTCTGCCCATCCGCAACGACTACCGAACCAGCCGACGCGCCGTTCTTGACATAGATACCCTTAACACGTGCGCGAAACGCACAGTCAGCATTTGTCTGAGTCTTGAATACGCCGGTAGCAGCCAGAGGCTTGGTTACCTTGACGTCACTTTGCATTGCCATCGGATTTCTCCTTCTTAGAGGTTACCGATTACGAAGCAGTCGTTACGGCAATCCAAGTGGTGCCGCCATCCGAGACGTATAACCGTGTCGAAGTGGACGAGCCATCGCTACGCAGGTAGAGCGAACCCTTGGCGGCAGCTACGGTTGGAGCGCCTGAACCAAAGTATACGCCCATGCCAGCAGCCGTGTTGGTGCCGGTGAAAGCAGCAGCGCCGCCAGCCGTGAGAGCCGAGCCGCTTAGAGCAGCGACACTACCGGTAGCCGTAATGGTTGTAGCCGAAACAGCGCCTTCGAAGCCGTTCTGCGAGACGACTGGACCTGAAAAAGTTGTAGTACCCATGATAATATCTCCGTGTAGTAGCACTTGCACGTACCGTCTCTACTATGTCTGCTAGGGCAGTCGGTACGAATTAATCACCTAGATGCGTTAGGTATAACACCTAAAAGAAAAGAGGGGAAGTAGTTTCCCACTTCCCCTCCCCCTGTTTCCTTAGGCAGCGCCTTCGGAACCGTACATGCCGAGTGGATCGGACCAGCCGAAGCTGTAACGCTCGCGAGCCTTGTAACGGACGTTGCCCGTATCAAAGTCACCGTCCATGCTGTTTTGCATAGGCGTACGAACGAAGTGCTTCAGGCCATTTGGCACGTCGGTGGTCAAGAACCACGCATCCGTGTCGGTCAAGAAGTGGTTAACAGTGTAACCTTCTGGGATCGAGCCATTCGACTTAAGCGCGTTGATGTCGTTGTCAGCCGTCGAAACGCGAAGTTCGGTTTCGAGCAAACGAGTAGCAACAAACATCAGGCTTGGCGGAACTACCAGCTTACGCGGTTTAGCCGCGATGAGCAGGCCACGTTCATCCGTCCACGCAGCAATCTGAATTACAGCCGCTTCAAGCGACGTTTCATTCAAATCAGCGGCTGTAGTTGGGATGTTCGAGTTGGTGCCACCAGAGACGAGCGGGTGAGCGTTCGAGAACAACGGTTGGCCATCGCCACCGGCATAGTCGGTGTCAAAGCCATTGTTCAGGATTGCAGCAGCCTTAGTCTGCTTGGTGTACGCCATGGCACGAGCCAAAGCCTTTGTGTAACGCGACGACAAAGAGTCGTACAAGTTATCTTCAATCGCTTCTTCCGTGAGCGAGAACCCGAGGGCAATCGTTTCGTGGTTGTAGCGAGCAGTGAAGACTTCCTGCGCGTTGTCATAGGCGATAGCAGAACCTTCGTTCTTGACCGGAGCAGCCGAGAAACCCGACAGCTTCGTTTCTTCTTCGAACGAACGCTCAGAGCTTTCGGTTTCGAAAATCTCTTTGTGCTCTTCGCCGTAGCGTGCGTATTCCAGACCAAACAAAGCGTTCAGACCGGGCAATAGCTCCTTAAGGAGTTGTGCGCGTGAAATTGCCATTAGTCAGTCTCCTTACACGCCAGTAGGGTTGAGATACTGGTGCATCCCCTGATTCCACTTGACGATAACTTCGGTGTAAGAACCGGGGTTACCCGCCAATGCGGTTTCAGGAACAACATCAATAACGCGAATCGGCCACGTCGAAGTGGTGTTAGTCGCGGCAGTGATGGCCACCTGTGAATTGCCAGTAATGGTCGAGCCTGTGTTCTGGGCCAAAACAGCGTTGTTACCGACCGAAGTACGGTTGACAGAGCTAATCGTGGTCGAGTTGAAGGCCGTCACAACGGCACACTTGAACAGAGCGTCCGGATCGTCTTGCACGTATGCAACAACGTCGGAGATGTTCGTCGTACCGGGGTAGTACTGACGGAAGGTTTTCCCGAACACCGGATCGGTGTACGAGCAACCAAGGAACACGCCGACTGGCGTGGCGGCAGTTGTGCCGGTGTCTTTAGCCAAAGTACCCGTGTCGGCCAGCTTTACGACGTCACCATAAAAAATGGCAGTCGAAGAATTGGTCGCAATAGGAATCTGGCGTGTAGCACCTGCAAACACCTGCCCACCGATCAAATTGATCGGGATCAGCCCATAGGGGGCTGAAACAGAAGGATATGCCATTGTTTCTAAGCTCCTAGCTTATTTGCCTCTACCAAATGACGTCGATGACTTCTTCTCGCGGAAGAGAGGCATACGAGCGTCGTTCTCTCTCATGAAGTTGTTGTCCACGGATTCGATCTGGTCACGGTTCTTGTTAGCGTAATAACGCTTACGTTGAGCCATGAACTCTTCAGGAATCTTACAGAGCAGCAACCCGCCCATTTCAATGCTGTCCTTAAAGCGGCTGTTAGGATCGGCGAGAAAGCTGAGCTTGGGCTGCTCCTCAATCCGTACCGGTTCCCATCCCTCGCGGAACTTGGCTGAGACGTTTTTGGCGTCTGACTGCTCCATCGTTGAAGTGCGAATCCACTTATATGAGTACCCGGGCTGCTTTTCAGGCTCAGGAAGCCCTGCTGCTGGTGCCCACGACTCAGGTCGCTTCGCGCTCGTACGATCTTCGTGCTCACGTGCTATTCTAGTTTCTGCCATTTTAACGCTCCATCTTCGCAAATTCACGAGCATATTGCTCGGGGGTTAAGCCCAGTTTCTTAGCTATTGATAGCTGAGACTGTTTAAGTACAATCTTTTTGGAGGACGTACTTCGGGAAGCTGGTGCGACTACATTGGCAGCCTTCGATTGCCGTGAAGCTCTCGCAGTGCCTTCGGTCGCTTTGGACTCGTCTCCGAAATATTCCGGAAAACGACGACGCATCGTTGTGTCGATAGCGCCCCAATATTCGTCGGTGCCCACAAACTGCGGACCACGTTCTTTCTCAAGCTTCTGGTGAAGCCCAAGTGCCGATGCAGTCATCTCCGGATCAGTACCCCACCACATATTGCGCTCTTGCCACGCAACTGTTTTCTGGTCTGGTCGCGGGATTTGCACCTGCGGTTGAGCAAGTTGTACATCTTCCCCTACGTCTTGTAAAGTAGGTCTATACCCAGCAAGCTGTTGCAGCTTGTATTGGGCTTCGGTTAGCTTCTGCTGCGCGTCTAAAACGCGATCAGTATCACCAGCTTCGTAAGCATCCTTATACTCACGTTTGGCCTGTGCAAGCTCGAACTCAGCGTTCTGCTTGAAGCTACCAACCAGTGTCTGTTCGCCCTCAGAAAGGGTAGATTTCAACCGGCGGTTTTCTTCGAGGAGGCGCTGCGCTGCGTTGAGAGCTTCTGTCTGCTCACGCATGACACGCTCTTTCTCACGGCGCTCGTCGTGCCAGACCTTCTTCATCTGCTTAAGGCGGATTTTAACCTTCTCGGAGTATTCTTCGAGTTCGTCAGCCTCAAGCTCATCAACGACTTCCTTTGGCATAGGCTCGCGCCCACGATCCGCCTCAGGGGTATCGTCTTCAACGTCGATATCAGGCTCGTTGCCTTCGTCGGAAACAGGGGTTTCGTCTTCGGCTTCCCACTGGAAGTCGTCATCATTTGGCTCTGCTGCCATATTACTTCTCCTTTGTACGGTTGCCCGTTTTTACCCGCGAGAAATCCCGCGAGGGTCTTCCACGACGCCTTCAACCGCATCATCGTTAATGATACGGAATTGACGGCCATGAATTACGATACGTGTGCCCGCGTGCGGACGCACAAGAATGAAATCACCTTCCTTGCACCAAGGACCGCTTGGGAAGCGCTTCTCGTCAGCGTAGCAGTCTGGGCCGAGCTTTGCGGCATAGAGCACTGTGGCGAGCAGTTCTTCGTGGTGGATGGTTACTTCGGCTTTGATAATGCCGCCCTCAGTCGTCTTCTCGATCTCAGGGATAGCGCACAGGATGCGATACCCAGAAGGCTCAGGAAGCTGCTTAGCGCGGTCTTCAAAGGCAAGCTCAGGGGCTGCGCCTACCTTGGGGATGGGACGCCCAGAAAGATCAACGAGGTCAGTCATCGTCGTTCTCCAAGCGCTGTGCAGTGTCCGCAAGGACGCTGGTCGCCATCATCAAGCCACGGATGATCCCGCAGGCATATTTGTAATCGCCGTGATCCTTGGCACCGCCACGAGCGAGGTCGTCGCTCATGACCGTGATCTCTTCTTGGATTTTATCGGCGATGTGTTTTAGGACATCATTCCTCATTCATTTTCCTTCGGTTGCTGGGTTGGAGAAACAGGGGGTTTTGCAGCTTGGAACTGTTCGCGGGCAACTTCTATGCCCATACGAAGTCCTTCCATCTGCTCCTTGGCGGACAAGCTAGCCTCATCCGTTGCAATCTTGGCCCCAACTTGGAGGCCAGCGATTTCTTCTTGTGACTCGATGCGCGCCATCTCAAGTTCGAGACGGTCGTTCTTCTCGGCAGCGTCAACCTGAAGCTTCTGCCGCTTGAGGTCGAGTTCGCCTTGTTTGATCTCAAGCTCCTTCATCTGCATCTGGACGATTGGGTCCTGCTGCATCTGTTGGTTCTGCTGCTGTTGAGCTTCAGACTGGTTCTTCTGGAGTAACTGGCTCGACGCGGCTGCGGCCAGACGCGAAATTGCAAGCTCAGTGTTCTCATCCATCTCAGCGTTGGGCGGAGGCAGCGGCACACCGGCCTGCTCTTCGACCTGCTTGCGATACTCGAAGGCCAAGTGTTCAGCGATGTGCGCCTGCATGGCAGCCTGCATAGCCTGCGCGTTGGGGTTCTGACCCATAAGCTGCGCGACCTTGGGGTCTTGCATCGCGTTCATGTGGACCTGAATATGCGCTTCATGGTCTTGGTAGATAAACGCCTTGACTGGCTTACCGTTGATGACGTCCATGTTCTCAGACACAGGGTCACGCGGCTTCATGTCGTCACCGTCCTTGAGTGGTACGAGCTTCTCAGCGTTCTTGATCCCGAGCACCTCAAGCATCTGGCGATGCAGGTATGGCATGTCGTAAAGCTGGGGCGCACCCTGCGCGAGTTGCAGAACTGCTTGATATTGCACGATTTTCTGTGCCATCGTCGCAGCGTTAGGGTCGCTAACAGGGATGACCGTGACCATGTCATAGTCAGATTTCTTGGCCTTGCGGCTGCCTTCTTCTGGCTCGTAGTTATACTCTTCCGGCGTATAATCCGCGATGATAACTTTGAGGAGCTTGAACTCCTGCTTCATCGAGTAGTGGATGCGTGCCTGAATAGCCGACATGGTCTTGAGCGTGCGCTCAAGGATCGCCAGCGTGGTACCGACAGGGGCTTGGCCCGACATGTCAGAGACCTGCAAATCAGCCGCAGAGGCGAAGCGACGGCCTTCCTCTACGATTGTACCTAATAGGCTATACAGAACTTGGCTTGGTTCCTTATAGGGTAACGGCATGATGTTATCACGCATTGTGCCTGAAGCGACGTCCACATCGCGCCATTCAGCAGGCGCAATCGGCGTATCGTCCCCCTTTACCCGAAGACCTTTAGTTTTGAAGCCACCCGGTAGATTAGATAGAGTACCAGCATCAACAAGCTGCCGAATAAGGCTGGTACCAGACTTAGCAAAAGCACCGACAAGGTGAATAAGACCAAAAGCATAGAAGCCGAAGCCCGGAACATACGGATAATGTACGAAGTGCTGGCGCTTGTTCTTGAGTTTGTCATCGGGGTCCCAGTTACGACGGATAGAGAGGATTATCTCGGTCGCCTTGTCCATGGTCACGACGTAAGGAACGGCGATTTCAGCTTCTGCCTCGTCTTTTGCAAACTTGTCGTCTGGTAGTACCAGTTCTACGTGCATTTCGAGGAGTTTGTAACGGTCGTCAGAAGTGGCTCGGAAGCCCATCTTCTCAGCGATAGCCTTCTCGATATCATCGAGCGTATCGACAGGCTCAGGCATATCGACATCACGGTAAAAGCCCGACGCTTGGAGCTTTTTAAGCTCGTTCGGGGTCTTCCGCATCACATGGGTGACGCGTCCAGCGACTTCCAAACTGGACGCGCCATAAGGTACCACGACATCTTCTGCCGGGATATACATCGACGCCTGACGACCGAGTGATGGATCGAAATACACCTTCTTGAACGCGTTTCCTGCGAGGCCCAACCCCCACAACATGCGTTCGTGCTCAGGGCGATACTCGACCATCACATCGGTCAACTGGTAATTCATATCATCTTGGACACGCTGCGCGGCATCACGCTTTTCAGACGTTTCCTTACCGATAATCTCCGTGCGCACTGGTCCAGCGGCAGGGAATGTCTCCATCATGGTCTCAGCTTGGAACTTAACCAAAGCTTCGGAGAGGAGCGGGTGGTAGACGCCGCAGGCACCCGGCCAAGGCTCAGTCCGGTCTTCGACCTTCATACCAAGCAGTTCGAGACCATCGACGTAGGTCTGTATCCAGTCCTTGCGGCTCGACAGGTCTTCCTCAAATTCGCCGAGAAGGTCGCCCGCAAGCTGCGTAAGCTGGCCTTCATCAAGGGTTTCGGCCAAGTTCTCGTTGAACTCGTCGTTTTCTTCCTCATCAGGGTCGATTTCGATCTCCATATCGCCAGAACGGATGGTTACTTCCTCTGGGTCTTCGATCTCAATCTCGATATCAGGCTCTTGGCCCATCATATCTTCAGGTGAAAGGCCAAGCGGCGCTTGGTTGAGGGCCTTGTCGATGTCCATTAATAATACCCCTGATTACGGTTTGACCTGAAATACTGGATTTCGTCCGGTTCGTCTAGCGTAGTAGTCACATAGCCTCCACGACGGAAGCGGTGCATCGCCATAGATACCGTATCGACATAGTCATCGTGGGTACCTGCTGGAAATTCTGCAACTTCATCAATCACTTCTTCGGCCCACCGAGTGGCAGGTGCCCACACCCGTCCAGAGGCAAACAA